GGACCTCAGCGCCATGTTCAGGAAGAACGTGCCATTTGCCTGATTCAGAGCGGCGGCGGTGATCACGGGGTTGTATTCCTTGCCGGTGCCGCCGACCGGGTTTGGTGCGCCGAAGGTGGCAGAGCTAGGGACGTACTTAGGCAGGATCTGCGTGGTCTGATTGATTGCCAGTCCTGCCACCTTGAAGATACTTAATGCGGTGTTGTCAGGAGCTCCGCTGCCCAACCTGGAATCAGCGGCAAGAAACACTGTTGCGCCGCGCTCCTGATCTACCAGGCCCTCATTGCCCAGCAGCACGCCACGGGTCTTGACGGAGTTGTAGCCATTGGAGCCAAACCGGCCGACAAAGCCCTGCGACACGTTGCCGGTTGACGAACCAGAGAATCCAGTTAAGAACGACTCGCGGACGGTCAGGCTCCGTTTTGCATGGATGAACTGATCCAGGAAGGGTCCCGAATCATTGTCGGCAGGCTCGGCGCCTGCACTGGTGAGCAGGTGAATGTGGTTCGCCAGATAGCGCGTATCAGTTGAGTTCCGGTACCAGCTGCGATCGGCTGTGCCCTGGAGGTAACTGACCCTGCCGCCCATCTGATCAATCACCACGGGCTCATCGGTGATCGATGAAAGGAACGTGTGATGGAACTGCCGCCAGGTCCAAGGAGTGGCAACAGATGCGGAGCCGTAGTGCGCGTCACCAGACAGCGGCACGGCATTGGTCACGCCAGCACCGGCACTGGTGACAGTGGCGCTTCCGCGCAGGTAGATGTTGCTCCACCGCAGCTGCACAAGGCCGTTGGTGGCGATGTACGGGGCACGGGTGTCGCCTAGTGAATCCTTGTGCGATGGCAGCGCCGGGCCGAACATGATCCCGCGCAGGTCCGCCACGTCCGTGCTGTTGCCCTCCAGCTGCAGCACCGGTGTGGTGGTCCAGCTGTCGTAGGACGGGTTGCGGCCATTGCTGATCCTCAGCTGATTCAGGAACGTGTCAACGTTTGTAGTGGTGTTGGTGGTGAATGCACCACTGGGGAGCGCGACGCTGCCGGAGATGAATTGTGCGGCGGTGATCGCGCCATCGGACACCAGCTTGATCAGCTCGGGCACCCCTAGGAAGTGGAACCCGCCACGGAAGTCCACGCTACGCTGGCAGCGCATCTGCCGGCCGATAGTGTTCACGTGCAGCTGATTCCCGGCGCTTGCGTTGTCGCGCAGCAGCAGCGTGAATGCCCGGAAGTTCACCCGCGTGGTGAGGTTGCCGTAGCCCGAGCCGTCAAACCAGGTCTCAGCGGTGGCTGGGTCGCCGGTCTCGGTGAAGATCAGCGGCCAGCCGGCCTGGGTCGGATCGCTGGCCCTGAACACCACGCTGCACTGCCACACTGACGCCGGGTCGTAGAGCCCCGGCGCGATCCTGATTTCTGCGGTCTGGTTGCCCGAGCCGATCACAGCATTCGCGTACTCCGCCGCCCGCGCCAGGGTCGGGATCGGATTGGCCGGCGCGGTTGGCGGGCTGTCGAACATCTGATCGAGCGTCCGGTCTGCCGCCGTGGATTGCACGTAGATCGTGATCGTGCCGGTGGCAGCGCTGATCAGCCGTTGCGCCTGCCGCCAGCGGTTCAGGCCGCCGATTGTCACCACCTCCGGGGCGCCCTCCAGCGCTGCATCAGAACTGGCGACCGTGCCAGGCAGTTCGGTCAGCTGGGCGATGCTGGCCAGCTCCACCGCGCCAGCCCTGGTGGTCTTCGCCTGTGCTTGGCTGCCGAACTCGGCGGTGCCGGTGATCACCACGTCCTGCAGCTGGGCCGTGCTGCCCACCTGGATGCCGTTCGGGAAGTCCGTCCTTTGCGCCTCGTCCAGCGTCTGGCCGCCGAGTGATTCAGGGCTGATGGTGGCCCCCGTGGCGATGTCTTCGAGGCCCTTGGGTGTCACCTCGAAGCCGTCTTCGTTGCTGCCCTTGGGCACCACCCGGCCGCCAGCTGCGGAAGTGAAGTAGTAGGTGAACTTGTTGAACTCCGACATATCGCCCTGCACCGCAGGCATGGCCCTGGAGTAGTTGCCAAAACCGGCCCACTCCCACTGGTGGTTGTAGAGCCTGATCGTCGAAGGCCGCCGAAACTCCACCGCCCAATTCCCCAGCCCCGTCGCAGCACCACCAGATGGCGCCGTGGGGAAGTCTGTTGCGCTGCTGGGGTCGCGGTCACGACTGCCGGCAGCTTGCGGCACTAGAGCGGCGTGGGCTGCGGCGTCGGTGAACCCCAGCGCTCGCAGCAGGGCATAGGCGCCCAGATAATCGGTAGCGGTGCGGTACTGGTCGCGCACGGGGCCGGCGCTGGTCCAGATCGTCGTCCAGTTGATCCCCAGCGTGGTTGAATCGTCAACGTCGCTGGTGTCGGTGTCGAGCACCAGAATGGGCGCCTCTTGGCTGATCGAATCCTCAGGGTTGAAGTCCGAGGGCATGTGAACGAATGTTTCGCCCCAGAACGCCGGATCGGGCGATGCACCAGAACTGACGAACGTCCCCTTGGCTTGCCAGTGCTTGCCGGCGTGCTTCACCACCGTTCCTTGGCGGTAGAACGTGCCTGATGCGTAGGTCTTCGAGGGGGCGCCGCGGCGGATGGTCACCTCGCTGGTGCGGGTGACTCCAGAGCCAGGCAGTGGCCCGGTGCCGGATGCAGTCACCAGCAGCACTTCCTCTCCGCCGCCGGCCAGCACACGGCCGATCGCGCCGTTGCTGCGGGCCGGGTCGGTCTGGAGCACGGCGTCACGCTGCGGCAGTCTGGCGCTCGCCGTGTTGTTGAGGATTAGGCTGCAGCGCCGCTCGGCCACAGTGCGGGTGTCCACTACGCGGCGGATGTAGACCCGGCGGCCCACCACGTCATTACCCGGCGCTTCATTGGTGCCGGATTGCAGCGGGGCGGCGGTGATGCCGATCGATGCCGGCGCAGAGCTACTCCAGGCGCTGCTGCTCAGCGTGGCCCGCCAATCAGCACCAGCAGGGTTGTCGATCCAGATCCTGGTGCCCGAGGCGAACGAATAGCCCAGAGCCTGCAGCGCTGCAGGGTTGGTGGCGCTGCTCGGGTCGATTGCCAGGCCGTTGGTGAGCGTGATGGTAGAACTGGTCACGCTGGCCACAACGCCCAGCTCAATCCGGCGGATGTTGGAGGTCTTCTCGCTGAGGTTCAGCGGCACCCGCACCCGGCCGACCGCCCAGTTCTTGTCCTTGTTGAAGGCGAAGCCTTTGTAGCCCTTGGCCACGGCAGCACAGCCGCCAAAGGTGCTATTGCCGCCGTTGTCGGTGATCTCCCCGCCGGAGTCCACCATTGTCACTTCAGACTGGCCAATCCCGAAGATCGAAACCTTCTGGATGTACGCATTGTTGATCGCCGAGATGTGCCGGGTTTGGCGTGCAGGATCACGGCGCAAGTTGTCGGGCGCTGCATCGATGTATGCCTGATAGCCCTCCGTAGTGTTGGCCAGGTTTACCCAGTTTCCGCCTTGATACACCTGCCAGCAGCGCATATCCTTCTGCTGGTTGGTGCCGGTGAAGTTGGCGCACACCATGCTGCGCAGTCCGCTCAGCTTGTTGCCATCCCAGAACGCCCCGCCCATGCCGTGGTCGGAGCGGACCGACACGTTGAAGATGTACGAGCTGGCGCCCCTGGTGGTGTCCCACTGCGAGCTGGGCGCCTGGCTCTGATCGATCGGGCCGACGATCTCGTGCTCACTGGGCCGGGCCGTTAGCAAGGCGCTCGCCAGGTCGGCGCCAGTGCCAACGGCAGATTGGATCTTGGCGTAGAACGTGTCGAGCTCTGCCTTGCTGGCGGGATGGAACACGTCCAGCAGGTGGACAGATTCGGTATGCCCGATCTTGTCCATGGCCGTGAAGTCAAAGAAGAATCCCGTGCCGGAAATCTTCGAGATAGCCCGCCGGTTGCTGTAGTCCGCGGCCTCATCCGCCACCGCCGGCACCCAGTTCGGGCGGATGGTGGTCTTGCGCAGATCCAGCCCGCGCATTGAGCATCCACGGGGCAACAGCGCGCCGCCAGTGGAGGGGTTGAACGCGATCAGCTCGGCCGGGGTCGGGTCCTTTGCCGTGCCCCAGCTCGCCAGGCTGGTGGAGCCGCTGCCGGGGTCGTTCAGAACGATGTGGACGCCACCGCTCAGCACGATGGTCACGCAGTCCACGTGAGCGCGTGGGTCTGAATAGGTGTACCAGTTCTTGCTGGTGATGATCGCCGCTTCGATTGCGGCGCGGTTGATTGTCCTGAACGGCCGCGCCGAGGTGTAGCCGCACTCCAGGCGCTGCAGCTCGATTCGCCTCAGCTTCTGCGCGATTACCTCTTCGTCGGTTGCGCCGGCTTCGTGGCTGTTGTAGGCGCCGCCAACGAACCGGTCAGAGCCGATGTACGGATCAACGTAGAGGGTGAACGGTGCATTCAGGGGGTCAGCAACCGCAAGCGCACCCGCCACCACCCGGGCATTACCGCCCAGCTGGCGGAGCATGTCGATCAGGACGGCGATCTGATCCTTTGCATCCGCCTGGCTGGCAGCCACGTCAAGGGCGCCGCTTTGCCCTGCCCGCTGCAGCTGGCTCATCTGGTTACGCCGGCTCGATTCCTGCCCTCAGGCTATGGAGCCTCCTTTGCCAGCCTGATCTGGCCGGTCGCCACGAACTGCGCCGAGATCAGGATCACATCGGTGGCGCTGGTGTTCACTGCCGTCTTGCCCAGCAGGATGTCGGTTTCGTAGAAGATCCGCTCTCGCACGTGGGTGGCCACGTTGCTGTTGCGCTGGTCCACCAGCTGGAACCGCGCTCGGGCCTTGCTTCCCTGGCTGGTGAGCAACATTAGCCGGAGCATTCCTAGGCCGCTCTGCTCCCCTACTACGCGGCTGTGATCCATCTCCCCGTTGAACGATCCAGCGCCGCGCAAGGCACCCTTGGCGTACTCACCGAACGCCTGGCCGATTGCTTCCTGGTCCAACTGGGCCGCGTCCATCTCGAACACCCACCCAGTCAGATCGCACTGCATCAGCCAGCCGCGCTCTTCCGCGTCCGCTGCCGTGTCGCTCAAGACCTGCGGCACCGGTGCCAGGTTCTGAGCCGGTTGCTCACCATCGGGGATCTCCAGGTCCTCGATGGCCTGCAGCAGAGCCAGCGCTGCGGCCACGTAGCCGGAGCGGCTAGAGGCCGGCAGGATCAGCATTGGGCCGGGGCTCACGTTGCGCAGCGGGATTAGGCCCTGGCTGCCGCCATTGATCGCGTCGAGCTCGGTGGAGTAGAACCGCACGTCGTCCATCTCATCGCGGTGGATGTAGGCC